CTTTTTATTAAATCTAAGTAGTGATTCGTTCATTTTTATTTTTCTAAGTAAGACTCAAAACAAAATTCATTGCTTCCGAAGTGATCTAAATTAGGGCAGCTTAAAGTGGCTGGTCTCCCAAAGTTTCTGTTACAAATAATTTTATAGGCTTGCAAAGCCTCTACGTCTCTCTTGTCCTTGTAGAAAATACTTTTTACTCTCTTAGCTGGTCTATCGATTTTAGTAGAAAATGTAATAACTTTTGCTTTTAGTAATTTATCGAATGGTAAATTGTTTTCCTCTACCCAAAATGTAGGTGTTATCTTAGTGAAATCAGGGACGCATTTTCTTAAGTGAAAATTATTATTAAAGATAAATGAATCGTAAAAAGGTATAACTAATTCAACACTGTCATTCCAAACAGAATTGAGAAAAGAAAAATCTACCTTCCCATTACCTGTATGAGCATAAGAATATATTTTATAGAGCAACTTGCAACCGATATCATCGTTAGCGAACACAACAATCTTATGGTCTGAATTGTCATCTTCTTGGGTGTCATTACAACAAGTCAATCTAAGTCCAAAGACAAGATCGATATTTTTATCTTTGCATCTATTGTGAGCGGTGACAAATCCCGTCATAGAATCCTCTACAAGAACTAATGATTTAATGTCATTCTCTTCGCATATAGTGAAGATGCTATCGGGGCCACCTTCTATCTCGTCTTCATCAAGAGTTAAAATACTCTTACCTATAGAGTAAGTGGACTTGAATACAGGTATCATTGACGTAAGATACCAAATTAAGGCATGAAGTCAAGAAGAATGTGCGGGACAACCCTTATAATATCGCAACTCGCAAGAACCACCTTCAGGGACTAACCCCTCGGAAAACTCTTCTTCGAAATACGATTTCAAAAACTGACCGTCCTTGTTGTAGACTTCATAGTAAAAAAAGTCGAATTTCATTGGGCAATGCCACTTAGGAGATCCATCTTTTTTCAATTCGCCCTTTCTGGTAGCGAATCCACAAAGAAGTTTACCGCTGAAAGAACTATCTTTGGGGAATCCTTGATGGGCCGCAAAATTATATCTAGCATCTCTTTCTGAAAAGTTATCAAGATATTTTTGAATCTCTGTCAATTGCAACTCAAAACCCTCTAATTCGTCGGGGTCTAAAGGCTTCATCCTAACAACACCAGATTTAGAAGCATTAGGATCTAAGTCAAACTTTAGAAATAGAAATTCACTGACTCTGTTCGAGTATTTTGGAAAAAGTTTTTTGACGGCTAGACTATACATCAAATCTTGCAAATTATCTGTTTGATCTTTACCTTTGAATACGTCTTTGCTTGTTTTAAAGTCCCTGATAAGAGCGAATTTTTCTTTCTTGTATAGAAAAAGCTTATCAATGAAGCCTCTTACTTTATAACTAATATTCCCCTCGTTCTTGATTATGTCAAAATCTTTTTCGGAGTATTCTTCTGTTGGTTTAGATAAATCGCCACCAAAGAAATCATAAGATAATCCATTGAAGATCATATCCTTCATTAGATCTACATTTTCTTTATCATCAACACCTTCTTTTACTGCATGTTTAAGGATAAGTCTTTTTATAGAGGGGACAGAAAAAACATCTTCAGATTTAATTATTTTATTAAAATATTTTTTTCTTTTTTTAACCCCGAGAACCTCAAAAACAAGGTGACATATCGAGCCTCTTCTAGCTCCATCATTTCCTTTTTCTGGGAGACGTAGTTTATATTTCGACCAATACAACCAAGAGCACGATTGAGCAGTCTTGATACGGCTAGCAGATAGAGGAGTTTGAGGTTCAGGCATCACTAAGCAATAAAGCTGTCTTCATTTCTTTTTTAGTAAAGCTCGAAGAATTGTTTTTTACAAAATCGCAAATAAATTTTAGTTGTGCATTTTGATCTATTGGTTTTTCATTCCAATATTTTTTAATGTCACAACCATCTAAATGAGCATCACCGAAATCATTATACGGCTTGGGAGGGAATTTTACACTTAAAGAGGTAAGATCGAAATATTTAGACAATTTCAGAAAACTTTTTAAGGCCGCAATAAACCCTCTATTTTCCCCGCTATTGTTATCGTTATTTGTTGAAATATATATGCGATTAATAGACCTGCTACTAAGGTAATTAATAATGTTATTATTAACAGATAAACCAAAAATGACAAGAACATTCCTAATGTTTTGTTCGTAAAGAGCCAATGCATCACCTATACTTTCTACTAAAATTACTTCTTCTTTTAAATTTATTTCTTCCTCTACCGCTGTCGTTTTATTAAAAGCTGGGTAGACCCAATTATTACGCTTCCCAATATGTTTCCATTTAGGGAAATTATTATCATCATCGACCTTTCTCCCTGAAAATCCAATAATTTGTTTGTGTTCATTATAAACAGGGAAGACCATTCTTCTATACATTTTTCCTACCCCAGCTAAACCTACTTGAAAAACCTTTTGGGTTTCTTCAGATATGTTTCTTTTTTTATAGAAGTTATAGTTAGGGAATAATCTCTCTAAATGAGAGTCATCGTAAATCTTTTCCATTTCAATTTTTTCTTTGGGCTGATAAACAGTTACGTTATCTGTTGAAGAGTTTAATAAAATTTCTTCTGTTTGTTTATTGTCTTTTAAAGTAAGCCTGATTAGAGCTTCGAAAGGCTTACAACCTTTGTTTTCAACGAAGTCCATCCAAACACCAGTGTTTTTGTATATCTTGACAGCAGTATTATTGTCTCCATCTCTATAAAGAGCTTGAGTCCTCCAATGGTCACCACAATCTATGAGACTGTAGCCTATCGATTCTAAAATTCCTTGGAATTCTTCAGAATTGATCGAAGTCGGGGATTGTTTCTTGGATTCCATCATTATCTAAATCTTCCTCTCCATTTAAAATTCTAGCTACATCCCTAAGATCTCCTCTTTCTGTTATATTGAAATTATTAAAATCTAAATTAATAGCATTTTTTCTCAAAGAGTCTCCGATACTTACAGGTTCCACAGCTCCAGCGATATCACTACCTAAGTGTCTAGCTTTTACATTAATAAACTTATGTGTCCCAAACCTCCCACCTTCCGTCTCCACTTCGTCTGTAGTTTTGCTGCGAAGAATAAACATGTGAGAACAAAATTGAGTAATCCTGTCTGATAGAGAAACAATAGATTCATCATCAACTATGTTTTGAGAAGTCCTGTTGGTCGTTATTCCATATCTATTGGATTGAACTGATGTGATCATAGGAATAACAGGGTTACCGTCATGTAGTATTTCTTTTTGGACACACTTCTTAAATTTATCGACCATTTCTCCAACGACTTGCCATTCTGATTTATTGCCATTATTTTCAGACGTTGTTTTGATATAATCAAAAGAAAAGACCATTTGATTACCCCTTCCAACTTTAGCGTAGTAAAATCTTTTTAAGGTGTTGACCATCGAATCTACATCCATCCCACCTACATTGTAGTAGTAAAATTTTAGTTTACTTATTTTTGGCCATACAGATCTAACTTTATCTACCACATCCTGTCCAGCTTGTCTCCATTTACCGTTTTCTAACAAATGCATTGGCACTCCAGATATAGCAGCGCATTGTCTCATGATAAGTTCTTCTTTGCTCATCTCACCATTATCGAAGTGCAAGACAGGAACGTCATATTTCAAACTAACTTTAGTAGAGTAGTCCATACAAAACTGTGTCTTACCTACACCAGAACGGGCTACAATGACCGTGATATTGCCAGCTCTTAAAAGAGAACCATAAATATCGTTTATCTTTCCATGTGGACCCATCATGCCGAATTCAGTCACAGGATTATTCCCACGCTCTTCGACGAGAGCTTCCATTTCCTCGTAAATATTTACTGGGCTATCGTTTCCTATCTCATAAAGATTAATGCGAGAATTGTAAACGTTGTCAGCCACCTCTATAATATCTCTATAAGAAGATTCTGGAGCGATATTCTTCATCTTCTTCACTATCTCTTGAGAAGACTCTAATATTTCTCTTCGTATGGTATATTTTTTGAGTTCTTTAGCTGTCTTTAGAATATTACCTTTGGGAACTTTTCTTAACGATAATGATTTAATATAATCAGAAGGATTTAGATTGTCTTCAAACGACAGACCAACATCATTAACTCTTTGGGCGATAATGATCTCATCGATTTCATCGCCAGCGTCAATAGCTTGCTGAATGATCCTGAAAATAGCAGAATGTAATGAGCTTTGTTTAGAATAAAAATCTGAATTACTAATGAAATTAGAAATTTCTGCAAGGCTTTCTGGCTCTTTGAGCAAGCCAGCTAATAACTGTTTTTCTAGTTCAAAATTGTATATCATTAGTCTTCTTCTATTATTTCGTTAGGTATATGTCGGAAATGGTTTTCCAACGATTTTGTTAGAGCGAATTCCGTCATGCCACAATCAAATTTGCAATAAATAAGTGGCTTACCATTTTCAGAAGAAACAGCCATAATAACACCTTTATACTTATCAGCCCCGCCTGAAAGCTCATAAAGCTTATCAACCATCTCTGTAGGAATACAAAATTCCTTATCATCGCTGCCTTCTGGTAAATTCATAAATAAATGTCTTGCTCGGTAAATAAAGAAGCTTGGATTTCGTCTTTTGGATAAATTTCTGCTAGCTGAATTTCATTAGCCTTGCAAAAATTTAATTTGTGCTCATCTCTTTTAAGTTGATCAGCATATTTAAAATGGTTTTTGTGGAAAAACTTAACAAATTTTGTGTGTTGCGCCCCCTGAACTTCTACAGCTATTTTTTTATTAGCGTTATAAAAGTCTAAAGTTAATCTGCTGCCAACCACACGAAACTCTTCGAAAACAATGTCATTTTTCCAGTATTTATACAAGAATTTTTTGACAGTAGTTTGAAATTTACTTCTGCTAGGTTTTCCCCAATCAATTAAATATTTCTTCGCATTTTTGAGGTTTCTTTGTTTGCCGTATCGGTCAACAAATTTCATGCTACAATTTGCTCTTTGAAGTAGTTAATGAGAAATTCGCACAAGTCTTTATTTTCTTCGATAGTTTTAAATAAATTATTATCTCCTTGTATTTTTTCTGGAAAGTCAAATTTGTTTTCTTTTAGCAAATCTAAAAAATCTTCTGTAGGTTTAATCCAAGCTCCTTTTTTCTGCATGAACTCCCAAGCGTATAGCAAGTCTACAACTTCTTTCTCCACCCAAATAGATGTTCCATTACTACGTCCATATTTTATGGGATAAGAAATCGTCATATTTGTATTTTCGTGAGCGGATTTTTTAATTGTCACTTTAGCTTGGTGGCCAATGATAGGATTTTTTTTGGAGTCTATAGTTTTTACAGCTGGATTTTTTAAAATCAAATCACCTTTAAATCGAGGTTCGAACTCCATGATATTGTTAGCGAAGTGCAACAACGCATTACCTCCTGTAGCTGTAGTCTGACGAACAGGAGCTTTTGAATAAGGATCTATTTTTATGTCTGCTCGGACTTGGCTAATGAAAATAGCCATGTGTCCTCTTTTACCTAACGCTGCGCTAGTTTTTTTACAGAAATCAGAAGCAATTACCGCACCACCTGCGACCTTACTACTCTCTTCGAAACCTTTAGCTAAATCGTCTTTTTTAATTAAACCATCTACAGAATCTATGATAAAGCAGTATTTAATTTTTTCGTCATTATTGGTGATTAATTGTCTAATGAGCGTCATAGCCGCCTCGTAAACGTTGCTCTCAAAAACAAAACAAGTTCCATCGACCCACTCTTCTGGAGAAGACACAAATTTAACCCCAGATCTTTCTGTAACTTCTGGACCTAACCTTCCTTCTGCTTTAATATACACACCTCTAGATTTATCTAAA